CCTCACGTCAACCGCACATGTCGCGAAGAGCTGTCATCAAATGATCGCAGTGTTTCTGATACTCGTCACGTGCTTCAACAATTTGCTGATATTCAGCACTGTTAAGTGCATATGTGTGGGCGAAACCATTTGTACCGATGTCGCTGGATGTCGCCTGAAATAATGCACTGCGCGTCATATTACAGATATCCACACCATCAGTCCGCACCAATGTGCAACGACTATCGACCGACTGATCAAGCCATTCATGGCCTGCTATAGACAACTTCATTTACAATCTCTATTGCAGAAGTATAGACAGCGTCGGAACAATCGGCTCGGCACCGACATTGATAAGCGAAATGGATAATGACTGAAACAGCGCGGTCGGCGTCGCGTCCAGCATACCAGTTGCCGATCCTGTCGAGCCACCTGTCATAGCAAGTGTGAAGACAGTCCCGTTCGGAACTGAGCCAGACGCGTCGAAACATGGCTGAGCAGTCATGTTCGCGGTCATCGACCCTGTACCGGTGCCAATTTGGCTGAAATGAATGGCGGCGGCGAGGTGCCGGTAGCCATAGGTCGGCACGACAAATTTCGCGCCGACAGTGCCTGTCGCTATCGTAGCGGGCGCGGTGAATGTCGGAGCAAATGGAAATGGGGGGCCGGGGACATCAAAAACTGTCCCAGCCACAATACGTTCGGTCATCAACGTTTCCTATAAAAGACGGGGACAATATAATCCCGCAGGTTCGAATCCTTCGGACGGACTACATTGTCCCCAGTTTCGGGAGGAAACAAACGCCTGCTCAAAAAAAACTTCGAGCTTACGGAAACATCATCAATCAGGGGAGAGACCGATGTCTCATGACGCTTCTATCACAACGCTTTGACATCAGACAAGATTTTTGTGAAAGACGCGTCCGCAGCGGTGAAAGCGGCATCCGTGCTGGTAAGCGCAGCGGTGAAGGCGATTTCTGCCGCAGTGAACACTGTCGCAGCTTTGGTGAACGCTGTTTCCGCCGTCGCAAACACACTCTTTGCAGAGTCGAGAGAGGCGCGTGCTGCATCCAATGCAGTCTTCAACGCAGTCACTTCAGTAATAACGGCTGCAACCGTTATCGCCACTGCCGAGGTCCAATCGACCGTAGCGGATGTCGATGTGGCTGTTACACTGGTTATCGTCACCGACCCAACGGTGGATGCTGTAGCGCTCATTGTACCATTTGCCCGTTCACGTTGGCAGGATGTTCCATCTGTTCCTCGAATAGCTCTGCTTGGCGTTCAAGCTCTTCGGCCGACTCGGATTGAGTCTCATATTCTTGCTCGTACTGTCGCTCCGGCGTTAAATTGGCCGAAATCGCGGAAACCGGGACGACTGTATCATCCTCTTGGGCCGGAGTGGTCACGTTCGGTCCGGCTGGAGTCTTTTCTGAACCCGAAACACCCATTTGGCTGGGCGCACCTGGGGTCGCGCTGTGCGGCTGGCCCGGTAATGGTGTCTGTGACGCACCGCCCAACTCTTCAACACTCGGAGTAGGCGGCCCATCCGGCAGCATATTGATGTCTTCGTCCGTGATATTAGAACCAAACCCGGTGATCCTCGATGATTGCCGAATCTCTTTCAAGGCTACTTTTTGCGAGATGATACCGTCCTGGAATAGTTGACTTGTCGCACCCGCAATAGATGCCGCGACTTGTGATTTCTCGACCGCTGTCAACTGCCACAGCGGCGCAAAGCTGAAATTGAAGCCTTCCGGAAGCGGGAGTCCGAATCTACTACGATGCGTTAATTGCAGTAACAATGTTACGTATCGCCGCAAACGCGCTTCCTGCTGGCTTTTGATACCGTCGTAATAGTTACGTAGGTCGCTATCGCCCGTCGCGTTCATACCGGCCGGAGATTGTCCATTCAACCGTGTCATCGGAATATCCGCCGCACCCGACACTTGCTGGTTAAATTGCGTTATCATATCCGACAGGCCACTGAAATTGTAGGAGTTGGCCTCGAACTCGTCTTCCTTATCGAGAACTGTCAAACCTTCATTGGTCTGCATCAGACGAATCATATTGAGTTGGGCAAGCACCGCGTTATGACCCTTGCCCATGCTCGCGATGTTTTCGCGGTAATCAGGCAGTTTAATGACCCGCAAATGCGCCTTGTAGATCAACTGGGCCGCACCCTGTGTCGCGCTATCAAACGCAATCATCCGGTCCCAGATCGGCTCGATGACGCTCAGGCCCCACAAGTTTTCCGCGACACGCTGCCAGTACGGCAGCTCGACGCCGTCGAGACGGATACACCGGGTGTGGTGGATCTTCATGTTTGGCAGACTGAAGGAATCAGCAATTACGTTGTAATATCTGGGCAAGCCAAAGTCTGGTCCGAATTCAGTGACAACGTCGTCCAAGGTCGGCCAAATCATCCAACGATCCAGAACCAAAATGCCTTTGAACTGATCTTTGGTTACAGTATCTACACGCAAAGGCGTATCAAGATTCTGATCCTTGACCATCAGCACACCAATAGCACCGCCGTAAAGGCGTGCCCACTTGAGCGTGCTATTGATACGCTGCCATATCTGGAGATCATTCCAGTAATGAGTCAAAGCATCAATTTGGTCGGGTGGCATGTCCGACTCAATGTGAATGCCTTCTCGCGTCATATCATCGGCTGGGCAGTCGATGACTTTCTTTACCATCCAACTGCCGCGATACATCCACTCCAAACGCGTGTGATCGCGGGACAGCGGACTGAAATTGTAGGTCGATCCCGAACTAAGGTTGTTAGTCCCGTATCCGAGCTGAGCGGCAAAGTTGACAAAGTTATCACTCGTCTCCTGACGCGGAGCACTTCCTGCCTTTACTCGTACGCGGGGTTTCTGATCAGCCATGGACTCAGACGCGTCCTACATTGCGTTGCATCCGACTTTCTTTTATCACGGATGCAAATGGATTGGGGCCTTGCATGGAGGCCATTGAGAATGGCTTTTTTTCCACGGGAGGTGGCGGATCTTCAGCCAGTGGCTTAATTGGCTTAGGCGGCGCTTTAATGACGATAGCGTCAACACCAACCCCACCAGAGCCACTTGCTGCCAGCCGTCGTGCTCTCCGACGTGATCCAGGGTCAAGCCCCATCTGAACTAAAAACGCTTTTCGGATCGCATTTGACTGCGTGCGGATCTCGCACCACCCACTGTGATTGACGACGCGCCCGCACGGGCAATTTGGACGCTCGAAATCTGCTAGGATCTTTGCGATCGTCGCCCGAGACATGTGCAACACGCGAGCAATATGGTGGTTCGAACATAACTGTGAAGCAAGTCTCTCCACAGCAGCAATTTGTTCAGTGGAACTCATTGTGTAGAACCTATGATCAACTGGATACTTCCGCAGGCGCCTGTGCCTGCTGCTTCTGCGTTTGGACCTGACCATAAAGGTTATTAATCAGTTCAAACGAAATCTTATATGGCAGCTCTGCGAGGGCATTCAAAACCATCTGAGCATCTTTATCTTCGAGTGTAAACGTATAGGTCACGTTGGCTATTATCCAGTATTAAACAGGTGCGATTGCTGTCCAGGTGCCAGCACCTTGGCTGATATAAATGTGAGTCCCCGCAGAACCGTCTGTGCGCATCCAAATACTGCCTTTGGGCTGAGTACCAGTAGCAGCACCAGTTCCGCTATTGATTGATGCAGCGCCATTGCCTACGATGGCAGAGCCAAGAAGTGTAAGACCTCCCGTTCCCGATACATTAGCAACTTGCGTCGTACCTGCAAACCATCCAAAACTACCAGTACTATCTTGCACAGAGTTCCAAAACAATCCTCCATTGACGCCGATTGCATAGTCAACTGTACTTCCGCTCATATCTGGGTAAAGCACGATTTTGGTGCCTGAACTGCGCGTGGTGAACGAGGGCGCTCCTAAACCAGATTGGGAAAAAATAACCGCGTTGGATGTTCCGTTCGTTAGATTGAGCGGTCCTGTTGTAGTTATTCCGCCTACAAAAGTTACGGCACCGGTATCAAAAATTTTGACGACATCGACGCCGGAAACAGTCCAATTCAGCGAACTATCAGCCGATTTGTAGCCAAACGTGTGTACGTTTTGCCCAGCCAAAGTTTGATTACCAGTAAAATCGATGAGCTGGTTGGCGGCCATACGAATAGCCGCTGGAGATGAACCGTGTTTTGATATTAATGTAGCCCATGAAAGATCGATACATGCGTTATAAAAGTTGCCTGGAGTCCAAAGACCAGCGCCATATGTATGGCCGGAGCCGCTGGAAATAGCGATTGCTCGTGATGTCTCAGTCGCAATCGTGGCGCCCCATGCCCAGGTCACCGTGCCATCGGTGACCGTTCCTGCTGCGGTCGGCCATACCGGCTGAGTGGCGCCAGATGTCCCAGCGACTGTACAGATGTAGGTGTAAAGGTTTCCTGGGGCCGCTGTTCCTGTGACCACACCGATGGTGCCATTTTGATTGGCACCAACGATGTACGCGGTATTTGCAGCCCAATTGGGGGGTTGATAGACGCCGGCATCCAATTCGTAAAAAGTCCGGCCACCGAAGCCTGGGTTGTATGCGGTGACGGCCGATTCTGCGCCGTTGCAGGATGTGTCATTTTCCATTACGACAATGGAACCATTGTTGGTTCCGGTTGAATCCTGAGACTGTCCACCAAACTGCCATGTCGTAGAGGCGCCAGTCTTCCAAACTGCACTCGCTACAGCGACATCTTGATTATTACCGCCGCCATTTGCGCCAGAGAAGAGGTTTGCGACCAGAGACCATGTGTAAACGCCAGAAGCAGTGGCGGCTGTAGATGCCGCGTTGACCTGAAGCGCCGAAAAAACACCACCGCTGCCAACATACGTTGAACAGGCATTATTCAAATTGACTAATACATTCGCATAGCCGTTGGTCGAAGTACTTAGATTCTTAATAAAGTTATATCGTCCACCCCAATATCCAGCAAACAAATCTCCATCTGTAAAGGTAAAAACAGGGGCCGTTCCAATTGGATTAGTTCCATAATCAAATGCCGCCGTCGTCTGCCACATAATGGATTTTGTGGCAGGCGTCGTCGTGAAACCGAATTCGTTCAGCTTCATTTGTGGGATGAGGACCGTGCCATCATTCGGGCAGGCAGCGTACACAGCGCCCCATGCAGCGCTGTCGTTGGCGACTCCATCGCCAACAGCACCAAATGATAGCGGGTTATAAGTAGAAAGTCCGCTTCCAATATTGTATGTCATCAGAC